AGTATCAGATTGGAAATGTTCGCTAGCGTAGCAAGCCTTTATACACTTCTTCTCAAGAGCGGTAATATGCTCGTCGAGAAACTTGATTATTTCAGTCGGTACTTCTAAGTACGTTGCTATCTTTTTCAGGTCAAATGCTTGCTCAGGATTTCTTGGCAAGGCTAGTGTGATAGCGTCTTGTCCTGTCGTGTGCAACTCCTGTGTTCCTGTTCCGTGGCACACGCTACATACTGAACCGTTCGCTGTTCGTCCTCCGTTACAGCCTATCGTTTCAGATTCACCGGGGCAAGGCGGCAAGTACGATATCTTCTGCAAGAATGCGTGTAACGTAATGTTGATATCCAGTTCGCTTACTTCCTTGATTAGCTTTTCAAGATAAGGGATAGCTGGCTGGATAGGGCTAACCATCGTCTGACCTTTTGTGGTGAGGTCTTGCACGAAGCCGCAACGGAAAGCCGGAACAACTTTGCACTTAGGGGCGTACTCTTCTATTCTGAATGTCCTGCCGTTCTTGAAACGAATGTAATAAATCGCCTCTGCACCCGTGGTTGCTTTCAATGAACCATCAATGTCGCTTTCAACAGGAGTATCTTCAGTAGAAATTGTTACTGACGTTTCACTTACCTGAACGAATCGGTATGTGTACTCGCTTCCGTATAGTGTGTACGTCTTTCCTGAGCGCAATCTGCTGTCACCATCAAACTTGCTTTCAACGCAAGTGAGCAACCATTGTAGTTCCCCTCCTTTGTACGAGAAGTCGTGGACAAACTTGCTCTCATATAATACAGGGTATGGTTTAGCTTTCTCCTTCTGGTTGTCGAATTTGTCGAACGTGATTACAATAAAAGCGTTCGGGTCAACACAGTACGCGTATTGTAGCCACACAGATGATAGGAAGTCATCAACGGTTTTCCCTTCTCCGTAGAATTTGCTGACGGCTTCTTCAACGGCTTTTATTTTTCCATCTCCAGCATTAGTAGAATCATTCTCTCCAGAGTTGTTTTGACTATCATAATCAAGTCTGTCAATAAGAGGCCGGACGCGTGCTACTTTGTATGCTGGCGTAAGCAACGTGTTGACGACAGATGGTGTTGTAATCTTGCTGAGGACGACTCGTTGTTTGAACATATCATCATCCTCACGACGAACGAACCGTATTAACTCCTTTTCTATCTCGTAACCGGAACAGATTCGGTGTAACTTCTCTGCGTAATCAACGGTTCTTTGATAGTGCGGGTGTTTATTACCAGACCTGACTAGGTTAATACCTAGCCGCAGCAGTTCGTCTTTTGAAAGCATCGTAATACGGATTTGAGCAAATGTAGGTTATTCACGCATTCATTTCATCTTGTGCGCGTTGTGCAAAATAAGGCCGCAATAGTTTGGTCAATTTGACAGGTATGGTTCCGCTTTCTATTAGCACCTGTATTTCGTCTAGTGAGTACAGGTCAAGCATCCTTCTGAAGTCATCTAGCGTTGTCGTAAACCACCCGACGACGAACGTTTCATTATTTTCTGACATAGCTTTGAAAAAGTTTAATGAACGCCTCGCAGATGAAGTATTCAAACGCGTCAGTACAGTGACCGCGCTTCTGATAGGACGCGCCTGTTACTGAATCTTTGCCGACTTCTTTGAACTTCTTACCGTCCGGGGCTTCCTTTAGGTAATTGAAATCAGCAATCGTTTCAGAGCAACTTGTGTGAATACTAAGTTGTATTGGAGTCTTACCGTCCAGCACAGCGGCCACGAAGTCTTTCCTGTTAAGCACGGGCGGGTTTGTTGGCGGAACCCGGTTACTGCTCCTAGATAGCATTGTTCGTAAGGATTGCTCTAGTACAGAGTAATCATGTTCTATTTCTTCTGGAGTGGCCGTGTTCTTTTTCTGCGATGTCGCATCCCCGTAAAAGAACATTCCTGCTTTGTGAAGTAAATCATCGCGGTACTTTTTCTTGAAAGCATCGCATACGTGCTTCGTCTTGTTAAAAGGATGCCGTAAACAGAACTCGTCTATTTGATTAACGATTGCTCTGTCTTTTTCCATCTTGATTTGAAAGACGAGCAGCGTCATGTATGGATTAACGTTGAAGTCTAGCGAAATGTGTAACGGCAATTCAGGATTGTATTCCGGCTCTCCGATATGCTGCCCTGAGTCAAACTCCGGGTAGTATTCCATTCCTGTTCGTACTGTACCCCAGTCGCCGAACTTATACACGCGCATCTTATTACCGCTCTGCCTGTTGAGCCGTTCTTCATAGGCAGACTGGTCTATGAATTTATTGTCACAATACGTCGTCTTCAGGATATTGCAATCCTTTATCTGCTTTTCAAAGAACTCTCGCTTCAGCCAATGGTCTTCGTGTATAGGGTTGAACGTCATCAGCATTGACAGCTTAGTGCCTACGTCACCGCGTAGTCGCAAGTCTAGCTGTTCGAAGTCTTCAAAGTCTAGCTCAGTCGTTTCCTCGCACCATATTGTTGTCGGCTTCTGTACTGACTTGATTTTCTCCGGGTCATTCATTCCTGCGCTTAACAGCATATTGCCGTTAATGCAGATAATGTCCATGCTGCCTTCTTTAATTTCGAAGAAGTCTTGCAACTTCCATTCACGAATCATGTCCTTGAATAGAAGGAACTGTGAGTCACGAATATCTGTACTGTGCTTTCTGGTGAATATGCAACGATAGTACTTTCTGCGAAGAGTATTCAATAATAACTTCTGCGCAACGAAACTGCTCTTCCCTGAGCCGGAACCACCGTAGTATATTTCGTATGTATAGTCAATATCAATGAGCGGAACGTAAACGTCATTGAATACTGAACTGTCAACGTTAATGTTTATTACTCCCATTGCCGATATTCACAGTTATCACAGCGTCACCAACAAATGCCGATTCTGTTCTCTCAACGTACCCTCTGCTCTTTCCGCGTGTCTTCAGAAAGAATATGATAGCCTGAATGTTTCCGTCTTTAATTTTAGACATTAGCTTAGATTCTGCGAAGTCAAGCGATACGTGTTCTATTTCTTCAACTTGCTTGCGGAAATCAGGGTCGCTATTCATCCAGTTGTAATATTGCATTCTGGATATCCCTGTTAGCTTACAGGCCGAAGTAACATTACCAAGCGTCTTTTCCAACGCCTCGTACATTGCTAATTTGCTTTTAGCTGTCTGAAGTTTCGTTGCGCGTGCCATTATTTTCTATGCTCTTCCCTGACAATTTTAACTGCTGCATTATTCCACCTAATAGAATGGTGCAGTCGCATATGCTTATTGCCCATAGCAGTTACCTTCACACAAGATGGAAACATCATGCAACTATAAAAAGATTTTACATAAGTCCCTAACTCTAAGTATATATCTGTAAGTCCTCCGCTATTAGTCTGTGTTTGAACTTGCTGTATGCAAACTTGATTAGTTTGTAAAACCAATTTACCTATTTTTCCAAGGTGTAAGTATGCGTTAACGTCTTCGTTTATCCTGCCATCAAATCTTATTATTCTATCTGTTGCCATAAAGAATGTATTCATTACTTTCCTTTTTGTCTTTACGCACTCAGCATTTGTTCCATACTGTCCACCCATAAAATCTCCTCCTTGTGCAAATGCAATGCAAGTTATTTGCTCTGCGCTATCGAGGTATAGCAGCACGTTTTCAATTACATCGTTAATTGAATTTCGCATTATTTTGTGCTTGTAATTTAAGTCACCATCAAACCTAAATGCGAATGAAGTATAGTCGTCATCTAACTCAAGGAAGTATTTAATCCCAAGTTTTTCTGCAATATCAAAACTTGCATTCCTTGCATATACAACTGAGTTTCTTTGTTTGAAATTGTCGCCAATATCAAATCTATTATCGTATTCGCTCTTTGAGAATACAATAACTTCATCACCGAATCTCTGTTTATACTCGGATAAGTTGGCGTCATCATCAGAACAGATGATGTATATTTTGCCATTGAATCCAAGTCTTCTTAGTGTGTCATAAGTATAAACTCTATCGGGCCTGCCGAACGAGAGAATGAATACTGCAAATTCAGTTTTGATTAGGCTCTTCTTCGTAATCATCGTATTCTTTTTCATACTGTTCTGCGATTGAGTTTGTTAGTCTTACAAAGCCGTCTTCTATTGCTTTATTGAAATCTATAATAATCAATGCCGAATCCTCCATAAGCAACTGAACTTCTTTTCTTGAGTGTGCATAGAAGTCAGCAATTTTAGAGTAATCAAACACGATATGCCTTGTTGCTGCAAGGCATAGAAACTTCTTTTCCTCTTCTGATAAATCAGACTTCATTATGCTATCAATGAGTAAATCATACTTGCTCGTTGATAGTAATTCGCTTATTAGTGGCTTGTTACCTGATGGTTCATATATTGGTGTTTCTATTTTCTTTGTATAAATATTTTCATCTTGTTTTTCATCCACCTCTTCTGAATTAAAATCAGGAATGTCAAGTCCCCATTCATCTAGTACTGTAAAGTCATAATCTGCTGAAAGCATATCAAAGTCCCACTCACCATAACTTAGGTTATCCTTTACAATAAATTCTTTTTTCTGCTCCTCAGTCCATCCTTTCACGACAACGACGTTCACATGAGTATGGCCTAACTCTTTAGCTGCTCTCCAGCGCATATTGCCTCCGAGGATAACGCCGTACTCGTCAACGATGATTGGTCTAGCCAGCAGCATATCCGGGAAAGCGGAGATGCTTGCTAGTAGCTTCTTGTACTTCTCATCACGAATGAAGCGCGGGTTCTTTTCGTTTGGCTTTATTGTTTCAATCTTCACTCGTTTCGGTGCTGTTGCTTCCATCTTTTTTTTGTGTGTTAATTATTCTTTGATAGTCAATGTACTCTCGCTGCATCCTGACGTATGTTGTAGTACAACCGACTACGCTCAGGTCGTCTTCTAAGTTGTGGTACTTGATGAAGTTCGTTATCGCTTTCTCTATGCTTACTCCGGGCATATTTGTACGAAGGCAATTTACCCAAGCGAACATCATCTTCTCCATCGAGTCACGACGTATGAACTTCATAAGCATACGCCGTTGTTGCTCACGTTCGAAGTACTCCTTGTTAGTTTCCCGCGCCATAGCGAAACCCTTCCTTGATTAGCTTATACAGAAATCCCATGATTGGTGTTATCGGGATTGCCATAATCATCAGGAACACTACTGCTGCATATCCGAATGCCGTCAACTTGAGAACGGCAGTAAGGAACTCGCTCCACGTAATCTTGGTCACTTTGCTCATGGTGTTATGCTTTGAAATCAATGTACTTGTATCTCACTTCGTAAGGTGAATATGCCGGAAGGTCTAGTTCGCAAGGGCGGCTATCTTCGTACCACTCCTTGCGCTTGGCGGCTAACCGCATACGTTCGTCGTCAAAGATTATCGAGCGAATGTAATCAACTCGCTGTTGAAACGTCTTATTTGAAAGGCTGATTGGTGCGTCACCGCGATTGTATCCGTATAAGCCAGCGTGGAATCCTCTAGGAAAAAAGGGATAGGCAGTAAGCCCGAACCGCCCTCCTTCTTGTATGCGCCTGAGCAGCCCATCCTGTTCTGTATAGGCTGCTCCTATATTCGAATAAGGGAACATCATCTGGCAATATGTCTTCGTGTTGAGGAAGTATTCACGATTGGCGTGTGGCTTTATTAGTTCGTCAACAACCTTACGATGGAAGCACACTCCAAGGCTTTGATAGTCGTCAGACGACAGGTAGTATTCATCCTTATCACCGTCGAACTCATCTATCTTCCTATTGTTGTTGCGTGTCGCTATTGAGCAGAACAGTTGCTTTTCTGTTGCGTGTTCATGTACTGCGTTATGCCAAAGGAAGAAGTCGGTGGCAATCATTACGTCTTCTTCAATCAGGTACACGTAACGAGAACAGATACGCGCAGCCTGAACGAGAGCATCAAGTACGTTGAACGACTGCTTAACGAGCGGTGA